AGGGAAGTAGACCGCGAGCTTTTCATTTATTTTACCGCCGGCTGCGTTTCCAGTCAACTCCTCAACACAAACAAGTGTTTTTGAATTGATAAATGATGGCTTATTATCAGCTTGGTCTCTTATAAATTCAATTACGGCTTTAACGTCTTTTATAACTTGCTCTTTTTTTACCCCCACTGTTTGAGGTGGTATAACATTTGGAACTGGTTTGAAGGCATTGAATAGTGGTAATTCAAAATAATTCCTATTATTTCTATCAAAGAGGCAGGTGCCCGATAATTTTTTTAAAAATTCAATGTTTAAAAACGGTAATTTTTGTAGAGATGTTTTGTTGTAAACTGGCAAGGATGTGTTCGTGCCAGCGGGATTGGTTGCTGGTTCACCGAATTGAGTGTACTCAATCACACTTGTCAAATTCATCATCAATCTAATTCCTTTGGTAAAATTATCACTTGGTCCGCCATCTAGTTTATTAATCTTATCAAAATCGAATAATTCGGTTTCATTCAAAAACTGCCCCTTGATTATTTGCTCTTCTGATAAGTTTGCGGCCACCTCGTCCCTTATTCTAAAAAAGGTCTCTAGGTAAAACACATTTTCATCTTTTAAAGAACTACCTTCAAAAAGTTGATTAATTTTCTTTGGGGCGCCCAAAAAAGACATGTCTAAAAATACACCTTCCTTCTTCTCATATGGGGGTATGTCTCTAATTTTTCCTGTTGAGAATAATACGCCAAGAAAAGTTGTTAAAGACTTTTCATTGTTTTGTGGGTCAGGTTTCCCATCACCCAATACTTCTTTGAGGACTCTAAAGAAGGCGTTTTTTAAATTTTCCTCTGCTATTTGAAACGTTGTGGAATCTTCATTCGTTATGTAATCATAATTAATATCTTCAATAAAAACCGATGGTATCAAGTATTCCTCGTAAATATTTTTATCTTTTAAACTCTGTACAAATAAATTGAAAAGCAGATCATTGCCAGCGGACTGTATGGGGCCGTTGGCGTCGGGCAAAACTAAACTAGTCATCCTTGGGTTTACCGTAAAAACTGCCAATA